TTAAAACCTGTATTACATTTTAAAAAAGATAATTATGTATACAGATATGTGTTAGTAGATAGGTTTAAACATGATACCAAGTATCATTATGGCTTTGACATTAAAGAAGAGAGAACAGAAAAAGAAATATTCGCTTTAGAAAAAGATAGACAGATAAGGCGAAAGTATATTATAAGGAAGTAGTATGGCATCAGTAGTAGACATTTGTAATGGAGCATTAAATCAATTAGGTGCTACAACTATACTTTCACTTACAGAAGATTCAAAAAACGCTAGACTTTGTAATCAAAGATATACTCAAGTAAGAGATGGTGTATTCAGATCACATCCTTGGAACTGCTTACAGAAAAGAGTTGAACTAGCAGCAGATACTACAGCTCCTGCTTGGGGTTTTAAAACTTCTTTTACATTACCATCAGATTGTTTAAGACTACTTAGAATATTAGATTATGAATCTAATTACAAAGTAGAAGGTAGAAAAATATTATCTAATACATCTAGTATGAAAATATTATATGTTGCTAGAATTACTGATCCTAATCAGTATGATGAATTATTAAGAGAAACCTTATCTGCATCACTAGGTGCTGATATTGCTTTTGCAATTACTTCTAATAATCAAACAGCTCAAAATATGTATACATTGTTTCAAGACAAACTAAGAGATGCTAGATTTGTAGATTCAACTGAAGGTCAAAATATAGATCAAGATTTAGGAATGACAGACTCAATAGACGCAGGTACATTTATTAATTCAAGGTACTAATATATGGCTAGAGTTGCAGTTCAATTAACGAACTTTACAAGTGGTGAATTATCTCCAAGATTAGATGGTAGAAATGATTTAGCAAAATATTCTTCTGGTTGTGCAACATTAGAAAATTTAGTCGTATATCCACATGGTAGTGCTGCTCGTAGACCAGGTACAAATTTTGTTGCAGAAGTTGCAGATAGTACAAAAAAAACAAGATTAATTCCTTTTGAATTTTCTACAACTCAAACTTATATGCTTGAGTTTTCAAATTTAAAAATAAGAGTGTATAAAGATAATGGTGCTGTACTAGAGGGAGACAAAACTATATCTGCAATTACAAAAGCTAATCCTGCTGTAGTAACTGCTACATCACATGGTTATGACAATGGTAATGAAATATTAATTAGTGGTGTTGGAGGTATGACAGAAGTTAATGGTAAAAGATTTTTAGTTGCAAACAAAACCACCAATACATTTGAACTACAAGATAAAGATGGAGTAAATATAAATAGTTCGTCATTTACTACTTATACTTCTGGTGGTGTGTCTAATAAAGTTTTTGAAATAACAACACCATATCTAGAAGCAGAATTGTTTGATTTAAAATTTGCACAGAGTGCTGACGTTATGTACATCTGTCATCCCAATCATGAAGTAGAAAAATTATCAAGAACAGGTCATACATCTTGGACACTTACAGATGTTGATTTTACTAAAGGACCATTCTTAGATCCTAACACTACCACAACAACATTAACACCATCTAATGCTTCAACAGGATCAAGAACTATAACTGCTTCTGCAGTTACAGGAATAAATGGTGGCTCTGGATTTTTAGCAACAGATGTTGGTAGACAAATACATTTTAATGATGGTTATGGAGTTATTACAGCTATAACAAGCACAACAGTTGTAACAGCAAATATAACAACAGCTTTTGCAAATGCTAATGCTGTTACTAATTGGTTTCTTGGAGCATTTTCAGATACTACAGGTCATCCTTCTTGTGTAACTTTCTTTGAACAAAGATTGGCTTTTGCTGCAACAATTAATAATCCACAAACAGTTTATTTTTCAAAGTCTGGTGATTATGAAAACATGGATGCAAATCTTGGTGGAACTATTGCAGACGATGATGCAATTATTTATACAATCGCATCTAACCAAGTAAACGCAATTCGTTTTATGACAGCAACTAGAACTTTAATTATTGGCACAGCAGGTGGTGAGTTTGCTGTATCTGGAGGTGGTACAGATAGTGCTATTACTCCAACAAATATATTAATTAAAAAACAATCTAACCATGGTGCTGCAAACATAGATGCTATCTCTGTAGGTAACGCTACATTATTTTTACAAAGAGCTAGAAGAAAAATTAGAGAACTAGCATACAACTTTGATGTTGATGGTTATGTAGCTCCAGACATGACAATCCTTGCTGAACACATTACTGAAGGTGGATTAACACAAGTCGCATATCAACAAGAACCTAATCAAATTATTTATGCTACAAGAGAAGATGGAGAGTTAGTAGGATTAACTTATCAAAGAGAACAACAAGTAACTGCTTGGCATAGACATATTTTTGGTGGAAGATTTGGTATAGCAACAATAACAGTTTCTGATTACGCAAACATTGTAAGCGGAACTAAAATTACTTTAACAAAATCAGATGGCACAACTGTAGACTTTACTTCTACTACAGGAACTGCTGGAACAAATGAATTTAAAACTCAAACTAATAATAATACTACAGCAACCAATCTAAAAAATGCAATCAATGCTCATGCTAATTTTACTGCAACAGTATCAAGTGCAGTAGTTACAATTACAGAAACAGCACATGAAGCAACAGGATATTTAACGATCAGAAGTTTTGATAGCACAAGATTAACAATAACTAGCGAAGGTAAAGCAATGGTAGAAAGTGTAGCTGTTATTCCTACAGACGATAAAGAATATCAAACTTATGTAATTGTTAAAAGAACAATTAATGGTGTTACAAGAAGATATGTAGAATATTTAAATGAACTTGATTTTGATCAAACAGATAACACATCATTTAATTTTTTAGATAGTGCATTAAGTTATAGCGGTGCTGCTGTTACAACTATTTCTGGATTAGATCATCTTGAAGGTCAAGTTGTTTCAATATTAGCAGATGGTGCAACACATCCAAATAAAACTGTTAGTTCTGGATCTATAACTTTAGATCGTTCATCAAAAAATGTTAAGGTAGGTTTGGCATTTACATCTTTACTACAAACTATGAGATTAGATGCTGGATCACAAAATGGTACATCTCAAGGTAAAACTAAAAGAATATATGATATTACAGTTAGAATGTTTGAAACTGTTGGTATAGAGGTTGGACCAAATCTAAATGATATGGAAAGAATACCTTTTAGAACTTCTGCAAACTTAATGGATATAGGTATACCTCCATTTACAGGAGATAAAGAAGTAGAATTTAGAGGAAACTACGAGACAGATGGCTTTATTTTTGCTAGACAAACTCAACCTTTACCTTTTACAATTTTATCGTTATACCCAAGGTTAGTAACAAATGATGGATAATATATTACATATAGTGCCTTATACTGCACAACATGGAGAGTTTATTTTATCTCAACAAATGAATCATAAAATTTTACAAGCAGATGCAGAATATATAAAAATTCAAGGTAATGCTAAAAATTTAGAACAAGATAATTTATCTTTTACAGGAATAGTAAATGATAAACCTATTTTTTCAGCAGGATATAAAATATTTTGGGGTAGTGTTGCTGAGTGTTGGTTTATTGCTACAAAAGAAATGTCTAATTATTCTTTGAGTGTAGCAAAAATAATTAAAAAAGATTTTGCTAAAATTGCAAAAAAACATAATTTAAAAAGAGTTCAAACAGCAGTTAGAAAAGATTTTATTGAAGGTCAAAAATTTGCAGAGTGGTTAGGTTTAGAAAAAGAAGGTCTGATGAGAAAGTGGGGATTTGATGGTTCAGACCAATATATGTATGCGAGGTTATTTTAATGAGTTGGCAACAAGCAGTAGTTGGAGCAATAGGCGTAGCACAATATCAACAACAAGGTGTTATTGGAAAATTTAATCAATCAGCTAACGAAAGATCTGCTCAAGTATTAGATAATCAAGCTACACAAATAGAACAAAAAGCAGAATTTGATATTGCTCAATTTAATAAAAGTTATGAAAAAGTTAAAGGTCAAACAGATGTTGCTTTATCAAAATCTGGAGTACAAATAGGAACTGGAAGTGCATATAATATTGCACTTGTAAATGCTTTTGAAAAACAATTACAAGAACAATTAATATCTTATAATGCAAAAGTTGCAGCAGATAATAAAAGAGAAGAAGCAAACTTTGCAAGAGTTAAAGGTCAAATAGCAAGACAAGAAGCTAGACTTGCACAAATAGGAACTATAGCTGGTACAACAACAAGTTTACTGTCAATGGGTGGAGGAAGATCATATTCATCTAATACTGGTTTGACAAGCTCTAGTAAATTTTTATATTCTCCTGTTCAAGGATCTGGAGGACAATATTAATGCCTAAAATACCTACATTTCAAGCACAAGGATCAATAGAACAATTAGCAGGAACTACAACTACTCCTCAAATTAGATTAAATCAAACACTCTCTACTGCTTTAGCTCCTGCTACTAAAATGATTGTTGATAAAAAAATAATAGAAAATAATTCACAAAATCAAGCAGAAGCATTAAAATTAGAAAATGATTATATTACTGATCTTATTAAAGTAGAAGATACCATAAATACTGATGAAATCATGTCAGTTAATAAAGATGCTGCAAATAAATATTATAAAGACCAATCAAATCTTTTAATTAATAAATATAAATCTTTAGCAACTAATAATAATGTTTCAGTTAAATTTTCTAATTATGCGTTAAAAGAAACTCAAAAAGGAATATTTAGAACTGATACTCAAATATCAAAAAATATTTTTAAAAATTTAGTAAATGGTTACGATAAACAAAAACAACAGTTGCTTATAACAGCCGATACAGATGAAAGTGGTATTGCAAAAGCAACTTTAATAACAGATTTAGAAAAATTAACAAAAGATACTTTTCAATCACAAGTATCAGCACCAGAATTAAAAATTATGTTAGATAATATACCTGGTGAAATTGAACTTTATGATGCAACAGTAATGACTCAACAAGAACCTAAAAATTTATTAAATAAATTAAAAGATCCAAAACAATTTTCAAATATAAGTTATGAAAATAGAATTAAATTAATTAATGAAGCAAAATCAGTATTAATTCCACAAATAAAAAATGAGTATGAAAATTTTTTAGCGGCTGCATCTTTTGGCAAAGATGTTTTTTTTGACATAAATTTTGCAAAAGAAGTTTTGCCAACTAGAACATTTAATACAATGATGAAAGAATATAAAAATGTAAAAGATACAGTTAGAGATGTTAAAACTTTAAACACAATATCTAATAAAAATTTATCAGAAACTTTAGATAATATGCTTTTAAAAAGAGAACAAAGTAAAACATTTATTGAGTATCAAAAAGACAAAAAAATTCTTGTAGAAGCAGTAAATGTTAGAAATGAAAATATGGCTAGTGATCCTATATTTTTTTTAAATGCTACTAATGATAATATAAAAATTTTAAGTGAAGAGTTAGAAAATATAAGTAATCCAGATTTAAAATTACAAAAGAAAAAAGCATTAACAGAAATTTATGTTGAAACTCAATTAAATATGGGACAACCACCTTATCAAATAAAAGTTATGTCAAATTCTGAAGCTAGTGGTTTTGTTGAGCAATATGTAAATGGTGATCAAAATATGCGTATAGCAATGTTGCAAAATTTAGACGCAGAGTTTGGTGATTATAATTCAAATGCAATGTTACAATTAACAAATGCAGGTTTACCTGTTACTGCCGAGCTTTCTTCTTTTTTTAATAATCCTAAACTTACAGAAAGATTTTTAAGTTTTGATTCTAAAGATGAACAAGACAGATTAAAACAATATGCAAAAGATAACAATATAACTTTCAATGATGTAAGAAAAAGTATTAGAGAAAATTTAAGTGAATTTGAAGATGTTGTAATGAGAGGTAGTAGATTTAATACAAGTGTTGCTTTAGATAAAATGAATAATATTGTAGATGTATTAAGTTATTATGCTTTAAATGAAATGGTTGCTGGTGAATCTCAAGGTTCAGCAGAAAAAAATGCTTATAATTTAATTAATAATAGTTTTGAAATACAAGATACTTTTTTTGTACCATTAGTTTACAATGGTAAATCTATTACATCAAGTGCAGATTTTATTGTTGAAAAAGCAAATCTTATAAAAGATTTTTATGTAGAAGATTTTGGTGCTGTTGCTTTTGAATCTGTAGATGAAGATGTTACAGATATAGAACTCAATGAAGCAATGAAAGACCAATTAAAAAATTTTGGTGAATGGAGAAATTCAGCAGATGGCACAGGTATAGTTTATGGAATTGTATTTAATGATGGTTCTTTTGGTCCTGTAAAAAATCAAGAAGGAGAATATTTATCTTTTAATTTTGACAATACATCTTTAACAATACCAGGAACAAATAAAGAGATGGATTTAGATATAAGAACTAAATCTCAACAAATTCAACCAAGAAGAGGTTATCCTTCTGTTTCAGAATCAGTTTCTAAATTACAAGCTAATAAAGGTTCAGAAATAATAGGTAGAAGAAGATAATGGCACAATTAGGATTTGGATTAAATATAAATGAAACCGCAGCAAAGTTTGGTTATGATCAATATTCTACAAGACTAGGAGAAACTCTTGGAGCTATTGCTGCTGATAACTGGAACTTT